CATACATATCATAAAAATCCTTACCGTCAGTCGATGTCTTGACTGTGTGAACATACGAACTCATGTTCATGATTCCTATCAGCTTATTCATGATTACTGATTTTCCTACACCGGGAGGCCCTTCAAAAACAAAACAACTAGGTTCTACCCTAGAAGTCTTCTCATATGAAGTTGTCATCCTCACCAGCCTACGAAAATCAGCGAAAACGGCTTTTGCTGACGGAGATCTTCTCTCCCACTCGCTCACTCCGCTCTCCTTATCCAATCTCTCCGACAAGTCTCTTATCCTTACTCGAAACGTATCCCTCAACATAACATGCTTGTCCATATTATATTCTTTCAAGATACTTTCACACTCTTGACACAATGCATAAGTGCTAACTGAGAACAAACTTTTAAAATAATCCTTAAATGTCTGTGGCATTTCAAATGGTAAATACGATAGTACTCCATTCAAAAAGTCACCTACACTCACGAACAATTTATAAAAACCCGTTGCATCATCTAACACTTTAGATTGAGTAAAAGTCGAGATACGCTTAAACACTTCAAATAACCCTTTTGGTAAAAACATTGATGCTGCTGATATCAAAAGAGCAATTGGAATTGTTTCTGCTCTCCATTGTGCAAGAATACCTTTGGCGTTCAAAAATATTCTCGCACACTCTAACAATAAATCCAATATTATTGTTACTGCACATCCCACTGTTGTTGTGTGAGATATCGCCAACACCTTCAGACACAGTGATCCCAAACCCATCAATAAATTGGTAGCTTCAGGAGTCGCTGCGACTGTTTTGGCCTTACTCAGCGCTTCAGTTACCTGAAACGCTATCCGTATATTCGATAGAAAACTCCCAATCACATCGAACACACTCTCTGCTCCCCACAGAATTGACTTGCAAATTTCCTTCGCCTGCGCTCTCTCCACGCCCACTACTTTAAACTTACAACTCTTCAATTCTACGTACAACCCGCTCCTACTTCCAAACTCCTTTGCAGAAATCTGAAAACACACTCTCTTGTTCGCGTCAACCCAATAGTATGGGTCCTTACTCACTTGAAAAAACTTTAAAAATTTTGCCATATTGCCTTAACTTATCTTATTGTATGAAAATTAGTAGAAAATTTAAAATGAAATTTGAAAATATTTGAAAAATTTGACAGATTAACTTGCTCAAGGTTAACCCGGGGTTGGTATATGGTTGGTTTGCAATGGTACATTTAGATCATTGCGACCGGATCTCTCTCCGGTGTCATAGGCAGGTTCCCCATTCAGCACGCGACCAACATTTTTTACTTAGAAAATGTTGTGGCACGTGCAACCGTCAAAACGCAGTAACTTTTCACTTTCTTCTCTGCTTCCTCTTGATTGCTGATATCCTAATGCCCCGTGGGAATTGAAGTGTTTTCACACTCTGTGCTTGCGCACCCACTGACAGCCACTAATATCTGGTTGAACCTACACTACAAAATTACAAACCGGGTGGATTACCAAAATGCTTTGCCGAAGCGCTACTGAAGAGCACATTCCAGCCCCCCATTCCGTATTTGGTTTCGTAGTTACAATCAAAAATATTCAAAGATTACTTGCCAGGATAGTTACGTGGATCCTGCTGAGATTTAACACTGTCGATCGAAGTTTTCTCCCACAATCTTGCGATTGCTCCGCGAGACGTTTTTGCTTCCGGTTCAATCATGCTGAGCGCATGACCCTTCCCACGCACGCTACTGTTTACGTATACTAACTTCGATAGTGTCAATTGAAAAAAGAAAAATAAAAATTAAAATGTTTTTGGTGCATCAAAAATGCTTTTATGTTTTGAAATAAAATATAAATGAAATTAAGAAAGTCTAGAATAATAGTAAGAATTAAAAGTCTCAGTACTGGTTGAAATTACTACATTAGAGGAACCAGCAACTGTCAATCTAGAAGGAAAAGTAAGAATTACTGTTTGCATTGCCCTAACTTTGGGTGCCTTGACTTGGAACCCATATCTACTCTCATCTGTCAAACCTACATGAAAACAAAATTCTGCATTATCAGAAAGTAAAGTCGTATCCAATCTGCTATAAACTAAAGAACCCATAGAGGATGTATAGCGATCGGCATTTTGTGTTGAAATAAAACTAAAAGGTGAATAATTAGGAATAGTAAACTCGAATGTCTGTTCATTATAATTTTCAGCTCCAGAACGCAACTGATAAGGCAAAGTAGCTTGCGCATTCGAATCCATAATAAATAAAGCATTAAAAGCCGGGTCATCCGGCACTCGAGAAATAATATGATTGTTTTCAGTCAAACGATAAAAAGAACAAGGAGGGATATAACGCATCATGCCACCACCTGCAACACCTCTCACGGTGACTTGAATTTTAAAACCTCCATTAAAACCATAAAATAAATGACGTAAAACACCTAAAGAATTGGGTGAATCGACTATATCAGCAAGATTAAAAAATTGGGTTGTGAAATTAACAGGCATTGATCTAACGTAACTAGGTTGAACGCGGCGTACATAATCACGTACAGAATACATTGGTTTAAAATCGATTGCTCGATGATCCACCAATGCGTCCTGAACGTCATTAAGTACTCCTTGTTGGTCACTTGGGGCCAACAAAACTGATGCAGATTCGGCCTTGAACAAAGCTGGATCAATGTTCAAGACTTCAAATGGATCAGTCGCGTAACCATAGTAACAAAAATCATCTCCTGCTGAAAAATAAACATTAAACTCTGCAAAATCGGGACCCGAACCCGTAGAAACTAAAGGCTGCAATAAATAAATATAAACCATACCGTGCTGACCTGCGTTTGCCCACAGATCCTTCGTACACTCTATCTGGTCCAATGGTGAACAAAAAGGTAAATCAACTGTCTGTGTTTGACCACCCCCGCTAAATTCAATAGCGGAAGTAGGCAAATTCAAAACTGAATAAAAAGGAGGAATATGATTATAACCATTAGCTGGACTAGCTCCGTATACCTTAACAACTAAAAGTTTTAAATATTGAAAATTTGACATTGATGCTTGAATGTGCATCTTAAGAGATCCTCGCCAATAGCGAGATAGTTCATAAAAAATTCGAAGATTACTACTAAAATATC